GGAAGATGCGGCTCGCCAAGGACACCCAGGGACGCTACCTGCTGGGCGAGCCCGGTTCGGCCGCCGTCCCGCAGCTCTTCGGTGCGAGCGTCGTGGCCTCCAACGCCATGACCGCGGGCAAGGTGTGGGTCGGCAACCTCGCCCAGGCGGCCACGATGTGGATCCGCGAAGGCGTGGTGGTGGAGATGTCGGACTCCGACGAGAACAACTTCCAGCTGAACCTGATCACGATCCGCGCCGAGCGCCGTTGCGCGCTGACGGTCGAGAAGCCGGCCGCCGCTCGCTACGGCGATCTCGTGCCGGCCTGATCGCTCCGGGCCGGCTTCGGCCGGCCCTTTCCCCATCCAACCTTTCAGGAGAATCGAAATGGACCTGATCCAAGTCGAGATCACCACCACCGCGCAAACCCACCGCTACGGCACGCTCGCCACGGGCGACATCCTGCGCACCGACGCGGCTTTCGCTCGGCACCTGGTCAAGGAAGCGTACTGCGCGCGCTACGTCAATGCGGCCGACGATGTCGAGCCGCCTAAGGGTGCAGAGACCTCGGCGGGCGGCCAAGCAGGCGACCATGCCGGCGGCAGCTCGAGGCCGTCCGACGGCCTCAAGGTGAGCGAGCTGATCGCTGCACTCGAGGCCAAGAAGATCCCGATCCCCGACAACGCCAAGAAGGCCGACCTGCAGGCGCTGCTGGATTCGGCGCCGCAGGCCAGCGAATGAGCGTCACGGCGCTGGCGGACGTGAAGGCGGCGCTCCGCTACATCCACAGTGCCGACGACGTGATGCTCCAGAAGCATCTGGACGCGAGTGAGGGGCAGATCTGCCGGTATCTCAACCGCGTCCAGCTGCCGACGATCCCGCAGGACTACCCGCCGTTCTTCGATGCCGATGGGGTGCCACTCCCCGAGGTGGTGGCAACGTCCGCGAATGTCGCGCCCGAGGTCTACCCAGCCGTATGTCTGCTGGTGCAGGCCAAGGCCGACGCAGCGTCGCCGGCCGACATCGAGGCGTTGACGAAGGCTGCCGAGCAGCTGGTGCGTCCGTATCGCGTTTCCATGGGGATCTGACATGCTCGCACCGCGCCTTCGGCACCGCGTCGACATCGGCGCCTTCAAGACGGTTCAAGACCAGACGGACGGCACCCAGACGGAAAGCTGGGTGCCCGCCTTCAGCTCCGTGCCTGCGGAGATCACGCCGCTTTCCGGCTCCGAGCTGCTGTCCGCCGCCGCGGCGCAGAGCAAGGCCACCGCGCGCATCGTGATACGCGCCGGCCTGGCGCTCGTCGAAACCATGCGGATCAAGCACGGGGACGACCTCTACAACATCGTCGCGGTCATCGACGACCCGACGTTCGCTCGGCACGTTTCGATCCTCGCCGAGAAAGGACTGCGCAATGGCTGAGATCCTGCTCCCCCACACGGGACGCGGCAAGGAACTGCGGGAGCTGTTGTGCGAGGAGCTGGGCATCCCGGCCGGCGTGCAGTGGTTCGAGGTTCGCTTCGCGTTGCGCGAGCCGGTGTCTGTGCAGTGCGCGTTCCTTCCCCGAGTGGCCGAGGCCGAGACGGAGGAGGAAGAGGGCGACGAGGAGCGTGTCGACGTTTCGTCGCTCGACGACGACGGGCCGGTCTACTTGCCAGTGACCAACGCGGCGGATCTCGATGGCTGACACCCGCACCTTGAAGGGGCTCGATGATGTGCTCGACAAGCTGAGGAGCTTGCCCCCTGAAATCGCGAGCAAGAACGGCGGACCCGTGAAGGCCTCGCTGCGCAAGGGCGGCGTCGTCATCCAGAAGGCCATGAAGGCCAACATCCAGCGCGTGACGCGCGACACCGAAGCCGAGGGCTTCACCAGCACCCGGGTGCTGGAAAACGCCGTGGTGGTGCGCCGTGACTCGAACCCGCAGCGCGCAGGCGCGAACGAGCGGTATCGGGTGCTGATCGCCCGAGGCCGGAAGTACGGCGACCGTAAGAACAAGAACGGCAAGCCGGTCACGGCGGTGATGACGGGACGGTGGCTCGAGGGCGGCAGCGAGAAGCAGCCGGCCGAGCCGTGGGCCACGCCGGCCTACTTCTCGGCGCGTGAGGAAGCGCTCTCGACGGTCGAGAAGGATCTCGCCGCCGGGGTCGAAAAGGCGATCCGGAAGGTCGCGAAAGGAAAGGGCTGATGCTGCCTTTGCTGTTTCCGCTGTTCAAGGCCGCTCCGGCCGTTTTGGCCCTGATTGGCACCGGGTCCACTGTCGACGATCCCGTGAGGGTCTACCGACACGGCACGGCGCCGCAGGGTGTGAAGGTCCCCTATGTGACGTGGGCCGTGCCTGGCGGTGCGCCTGACAACGATCTGCAGGGCGCCGCCGCCGACTTCGCTCGTGTGCACGTCGACTGCTGGTCGGACGACGACAAGCAGGTCGAGCTGCTCGCCAACGCGGTGCGCGCAGCGCTGGAGAAGGGCGGGGTGTGCGTGGCCTTCATCGCCGACGGCCGCGACTTCGAAACCCAGCGCTTCCGCATGGGCTACGCCTTCGACTTCATCACGCCCAAGTGATTCGGGCCTCTCTCAACACCGGCCGCGTCGTGCGGCCTTTTTTCTGCCGGACCTGAACCATGGGCACTGTCATCAAGAGCCAGAAGACCGAGGCCTTCTGGGCGGCCAGCACGGGCGAGGTCATCAAGGCTACCGCGGTGTCGGGCATCGAAGGTATCGAGGGCGCTCGCGAGGCGATCGACACCTCGGACCTCGCCACGGGCGCCGACGGGACTTGTGTGGCCGGCGTCGCCAGCCCGCGGCCGGTCACGCTGTCGTTCAACGTGAAGAGGGGCGAGGTCGCGCATCGTGCGCTGCTGAAGCTGCGCGACAGCGGCGACATCGTCTCTTGGGGTATCTACAGCTCGGATGCGGCAACGCAGCCGGCGGCGATCGGAGGCGTCCTGCAGCCGGCGTCGGGCCGGGTGTCGGTCCGCTTCATGGGCTTCGTGTCCAACTTCTCGATTCGCATGCAGTCGAACGACCTCTGGCGCGGGACGATCCAGATCCAGCGCAGCGGCGGATTCGACTACGACCTGCAGACGGTCGAGGAGGAGATCCTGTCGATGTTCGGCGATGGCTCGCAGGGCGCCTGGTTCGATCCGTCCGACATGAGCACGCTGTTCCAAGACGCTGCCGGCACCACGCCGGTCACCGCGCTTGAGCAGCCGGTCGGTCTGATGCTCGACAAATCGGGGCGCGGCAATCACGTCTCGCAGGCTGTTGCAGCCTCGCGGCCGGTGCTGAGTGCGCGCGTCAACATGCTGACCTACAGCGAGCAGTTCGAGAACGCCGCTTGGAGCAAAACGACAGGAGGTACCGGAGCGCTGCCGGCTGTTACCCCGAATACGCAGATCGCGCCCGATGGCACGATGACCGCAGACGAGGTGATCTTCTCGATTGCTGGCGGGACGATGGCCTCCGACATCTCGATGCTGTTCCAGACCCCCAGTGGGTTCGTGACTGGAGGAACCTACTACGGGCGGATATGGGTCAAGGCGCTGACCGCGGGCGACGTGGGAAAGCGTGTCCTGTTCAGGCATGTGGGCGGGGCAGCTTTCCTGAACTATGTCCTTACCGCTGACTGGGTGGAAATCGGTCGCTCGGAAGTAGCGGTGGGCGGAGGTTTCTTCCAGTTCACGGTGCGCGGGGACATCCTGCCGGCGGCGGGCAGCGTAGGGGTTGCGATCTGGGGTGCGCAGTTCAACGCGGGGCCTGCGCCCGCACCGTACCAGCGCATTGGCGCCGCCACCGACTACAACGCAGTCGGCTTCCCGAGGTACCTGCGCTTCGACGGTTTAAACGACTGTCTGTTCACGAGTGGAAATGTCGACTTCACGTCTACGACCAAGGTTTCCGTAGTCGTTGGCTTGAGCAAACTCAGCGACGCCGCGGCCGGGGTGGTCGCGGAACTTAGCGCAATCGCTCCTTCGAATCCTGGAGCGTTCGCGCTGTATGCACCTCCGGGTGCTGGGGCGGCGTCTTTCGGTTCGGGATCGAGGGGAGCGGGGTTCACGGTCAATGCGATCACTGCGACGGTGTTTGCTGCGCCATACAGCGCTGTTCTCACGACCGTCAGCGACATTGCAGCACCTTTAGTCCTGACGCGCGTCAATGCGGTACAGGCCGCGCAATCTGCAGCGTCGCAAGGCGGCGGCAGCTTCGGAAGTTACCCCCTCTACATCGGTAGTCGCGGCAATACTCAAGCGCGATTCAACGGCAACTTCAATGGACTGTTCTTGATCGGTCGCCTGCTTGCCACGAATGAACTCGCGGCGATGGATAGTTTCATGGCAAATCGCACAGGGCTGACCCTGTGATGCACGCCGACGTGAGGGGGCCGCCGGACACCCAATAGACCAAACCCAGCACCCACACCACGGGCCGCCTTGCGCGGCCCTTTTCTTTTTCTCTCCCACATCTCTCGAAAGGCAAGATCATGGGAACTGTCATGAAGACGCAGAAGACGGAGCTCTACTGGGCTTCGGGTCCGACTGCAGCAACGAAGGCTGTCGGCATTTCCGGCATCACGGGCCTGGGCGGCCCGGCCGACCAGATCGAAACCACCGATCTCGACAACCCCGAGGACAAGACGTTCGTTGGCGGCCTGGGCACGCCCGGCCAGGTCACGCTGGCGTTCAACCCGCAGCGCGTCGAGGCGACGCAGGCATCGCTGCTGGCGCTCAAGTCGAGCAAGCAGGTCGTGTCGTGGGGCATCTACAGCTCCGACGCTGCGACGGCGCCGACGGCGGTGGCGAGCAAGCTGCAGAAGGTCACCGGCCGCGCGTCGCTGATCTTCGACGGCTTCGTCTCGGACATCACCTACGACATCTCGGGCAACAACATCTGGAAGGGGACCATCACCATCCAGCGCGCGGGCCCGGTGGTGGGTGACCTGAACACGCCATGAGCAAGTACGACGCACTGCTGGTCTCGCCCGAGATCCACAAGCGCGAGATCACGCTCTCGGACGGCAGCAAACACGAGCTGCATTTCCGCGAGCTGTCCGCGGCGACGTACCGCAAGTTCCAGATCCGTGATGCCTCCGAGAATCCGGACGAGCGCGCGGGGGCACCGGCCTTCCTCGTCAGCGAGAGCCTGTGCGAGCCCAACGGCATGCCGGCCCTCACCTATGAGCAGGCGCTGCAGCTCAAGCCGAACCCGATGAACAAGCTGTTCCTCGAGGTGATCGCCTTGAACGGCGGGGGTGAGCGAAAAAACGCATCCGAGAGCGCGGAGAACAGTGGTTCTGGCACGTCCTCGCTCTCGCCCTCGGTGGCCGAACCATCGCCGAGTGGCGCGAAGCCCTGACGGCGGGCGAGTTCCAGGACTGGATCGACTTCTACTGCGAATACCCCTTTGACGACTTCCATCGCTTCCACCGGCCGGCCGCGCTGGTGGCGGCGATGGGGTGGAGGGGGGACGGCAACGTGCAGCCGTTCATCGACTACTTCGATCCCCCGGTGAGGGTGGACGAGGACCACACCGACGCCGATCGCGACTTGTTCGCGGCAATCGGCCTTCTTCGATCAGGTAGCGTTTCATGAGCACCACCCTTGGCAGCATCGTCGTCGACCTTCTGGCCCGCACCGGGTCATTCGAGACCGACATCAACCGTGCAGCCAAGACGGCCGAGAAGCGCGCGAAGGAGATCGACGCCGCGGTGAGCAAGGCCGGCGCGGCTGTGGGCGTGGCCCTCGGAGCGGCCGGCATCGCTGCGGTAACCTTTGCCAAGCAGATGATCGACGGGCTCGACGCCTTGAACGACGTGAAGGACGCCACGGGATCGAGCATCGAGAACATCAGCGCCCTCGAAGACACGGCGCTGCGCACGGGTGCATCTCTCGAGGACGTGTCCAGCATCCTCGTGAAGTTCAATGGAGCTCTCAAGGAAGCCGACGGGAAGAACGCGGTTTCTCAGACGTTGAAGGCGATCGGCCTCGATGCGCAGGAGCTGAAGAAATTGGACCCGGCCGAGGCGCTGCGGCAAACCGCCGTCGCGCTCACGACCTTCGCCGACGACGGCAACAAGGCTCGGCTCGTGCAGGAGCTGTTCGGCAAATCGATCAAGGAGGCTGCGCCGTTCCTGAACGACTTGGCCGAGAAGACCGAGCTTGTCGGCAAGGTCACAGGCGAGCAAACGGCCAATGCGGAGGCCTTCAACAAGCGGCTCGCCGAGCTGTCGAAGAATGCTCTCGACGCAAAGCGCGCACTGCTGAACGATCTGCTGCCTGCGGTGAATGCGGTCCTCAAGGCAATGGGCGAGCGCGGCATCATGGGAGCGCTCGACGAATTTGGGAATCGCGCGTTCGACTGGGAAGGGAACGCGCAGCGCAAGCGCCTGGCCTATCTGAAAGACGAGATCGCCGGCCTCTCGCGCACCGTGGAGCGTAAGGGCATGACGCCCGGCGAGCTGGTGATGGTGCGGCCACAGGATGTGGACCAGCTCGCGGCCCTGCGCAAGGAGCTGAAAGAAACCGAACAGGCCTACTACAAGTTCAACCCGGGCGCCGGCGGTGGACGCGGCTCAATCAACCCGCCGCTGGTCGACGTGCGTGAGAGCGTGGGCGACATCAACTTCAAGCCGAATACGCCGAAGACGCCGAAGGCTGACAAGTCCGGTGAGCAGGAGGCGAAGGCCCAGCTCGCCTACGACCTCGACTCCATCCGCAAGGGCACCGACCAGCTCAAGGGAGAGTTGGACAACCGCGAGAAGGTACTCGAGGCGCAGCGCAATGCCAGCCTGATCAGCGAGGCGGACTACTACGAGCAGAAGCGCAAGCTCGTGGAGGAGGCCGATCAGGCCGAAATCGACGCGGCTCGCGAACAACTGAAGCGGCTGCAGGAGGAACAGAAGAGCCTGAAGGGCAAGGACGCGATCGACAACGACCGCAAGATCAATGACGCCCGGGCCGCGCTCGCCAAGGCCCAAGGCGCTGCGGCGACGAACATTACCGTTCTCACCACGCAGGCCACTGCTTCGGCTCGCCGTCTCGAAGAGTCGATGATTGATGCGCGCGTGGCCGCGCAATCCCTTCTGGACACGACGAACCGCTCTCGCGCGCTGGACGTTTCGGGAATGGGGCAGGGCGCGAAGCAGCGGGACTATGACGCAGCGATTAGCCAGATCGAGCAGACCTACGAGCAGCGGCGCCAGGATCTCGAGCGCGACAACCGCAACGGGAAGTTCAAGGACCGGGACGACGACTACAAGCGCGAGCTTGCGTTGATCGCTGAGTTTCAGCAGAAGTCCGTCGACAGCTTCAAGGCCTACAACGCACAGATCGATGCGTTGCAGCGCTCGGGAGTGCTCGGCGCATCGGAGGCTGCGAAAAACTACTTCACCGAGTCGCAGAACGCCTACAAGGACACCGAGCAGGCCGTCTCCAATGCCTTCAAGGGCATGGAAGACAAGCTCACCGAGTTCGTGCGAACGGGAAAGCTCGACTTCAAGGGGTTGGTCGATTCGATCCTTGGCGATATTGCGCGCCTGACGATTCGCCAGAACATCACCGGCCCGCTCGCCGGCATGTTGAGCGATGTGCTTGGCGGCCAAGGCCGCGGGCGGGGCAGCTCGCTGACCGGCGACAGCGAGACGGATTTTCTGACCGGGCTTGCTGGCAGCTCCAGCGCTATGCGGGGAGCTGGTGGCGGTTCGAGCGGCGCATCGTGGTTGTCCGGCCTAACGAGCGGTTTCGGGAGCCTGGTGGGTTCGATCTTTTCGGGCTTCGGCTTCGCCGACGGGGGCAATCCGCCGGTAGGGAAGGCGAGCGTCGTGGGCGAACGTGGCCCGGAGCTGTTCATTCCGCAGCAGGCGGGAACGATCATCCCCACGGAGAAGCTCGAGGCCCTGCCGCTGGACACGCGCGATGCGCAGGTCGAAAAAGCGCTGGCTGCGGCCGGACTGCGCAACGATCCGGCGGCTGCCAACCTCGAGCGCGCAATGCGGAAGATCGTCGGTGCAGCGCCCTTGAAGGCTGGCCCGTCGTTCTCGGGGTTCGGATTCCAAGAAGGCGGAAGCCCGCCGGTCGGAATGGCGAGCCTTGTCGGCGAGCGAGGACCCGAGCTTTTCGTGCCTCGGCAAGCGGGGACGATCATCCCGAACCACGTTCTCGAAGGCGGGAAGCCCAACGGAGGCGAGCGCGACACCGGAACCCACAACTACTACTTCACGGTGGGCGACGTGGCGACGGTGAGCATGGTCAAGAAGGCAGTGGCTGCAGGCCAGCGCCAGGCGGCCGGCGCCTACGCGCGCAGCCAAGCCTATGGGGGTGCCTGATGGCGACCATTCAGCTTCCCGCGGGCTTTGTCCCGCGGGAGTTCTCTCTCGAGATGTCCGTGAATCAGCGGGCGTTCGCCTCGCCCTTCAACGGCAGCGAGCAGGTTGTCGACCAGCTCAACGACCGGTGGCTGATCTCCATGACGATGCCCAGCGATCGCACAGTCGACGGAGCGGCCATGGAGGCCTTCATCGGATCGATGCGGGGCATGGTCAACACGGTGAACCTCTGGCACTTCGTGCGACCGGTGCCTCGCGGCACGTTGCGGGGCTCGCCGACCGTATATGCGCCGCTCTTTCGTGGCGATCCGAACATTCAGGTGGTGGCGCCCCCTGGGACCACTGTGCTTGCCGGAGACTTGGTGGGCTGCGCGGGTGCTCTTTTTATGGCTTCCCAGGATGCCGTCGCAAACGGATCGAGCATCCTCGACATCCGGACTGTGAATCGGTCGCGCGTTGCGGCGTCGGCAGGCACGCCAGTCGTTTGGAATAAGCCGACGGCGCCTTTCCGGCTCATGAGCAAGTCGGGCATTCAATACCTGCCAGGCTACGCGGCTGGCGCCTCTTTTGATTTCGCGGAGGCGATCTGATGCGTTCTCTAAACCTAGCCGCCCAGGCGGCGCTGGCCGGCTCCGTCGTGCGCATTGTGCAACTCGTCTTGATGAGCTTCCCAGGCGCTGCGATCGCACTGAACACCAGCAATTTCGATCTCGTCTACAGCGGCGTGACCTATCGAGGCGCGGCGAGCCTGGGCTCGGTTGGGGCTATCGAAAGTGCAGCGTCGGAGGTTAAGGGACTGGCATTCGAAATTTCCGGCGTGAGTGCCGAATCGATCGCTCTGGCATTTGACGATGCTGGTGTGGTACAGGGAACCCCCGTCGTAGTTCGGACGGCGATCCTCGATGAGAACTTGCAAGTTGTGGATGCACCTGTGGAGTGGTCGGGCCGGCTTGACACCATGACCATTCAAGAGGACGGCGAGACATGTGCAATCGCTGTCACGGCTGAAAGCTCGCAGGTGGATCTGCTGCGCGGCAACCCCTTAACGTACAGCAATGCCGACCAACAGATGCTGTTCCCTGGTGACCGCGCATTCGAGTATGTGGTTTCCCAGGCAAGCGTGCCCGTGGTCTGGCCGGCGAAGGAGTGGCTGAGGGCCCTCGGGCCGCGATGAGGCGCCCGGATTGGCAGCAGCGGCTCTCGAAGTACTTGGAGGTGCGCGAGTGTGTGCCCTTCGCCTGGGGCTCGAATGACTGCTGCACCTTCGCTGCGGGTGCTGTCGAAGCCATGACGGGGGTAGACCACCTCACGACGTTCGGCCCGTACAAAAGTGCAAACGCAGCTCGTATCCTGATTCGTTCCTATGGAGGCCTGGATGCTCTGGCTTCTGCGGCGCTAGGGCCATCGGTAGGCCCTCAGATGGCCGCGGTAGGCGACATCGTGCTCCTGGTGAACGAGGGGCGAAAGATGCTCGCCCTATGTAATGGAACCTCGGTGATGGCGCCCGGCAAGCACGGGATCGCCGTGACGGGGATTGAGGCCGCGATCGCGGCATGGAAAGTCTGATGCCCCAGTTTCTTGTCCCGATCATCTCCGCGCTTGGCACGGCATTGGGTGGCGTGGGTGGGGCTTTCCTCATCGTGAACGCGGCCGCTATCGCTACTGGGATTACGCTGCTGGGGACGATTGCACTTAGCTCGTACCAGAAGCGCAAAGCCGAGCGCGCGCAGCGCTCGCAATGGGATGCTGCGCAGGTCGACCGCATGGTCAACATGCAGACCACGGTCATGCAGCGCGAGCTGGTGCTCGGGCGAGTGCGGAAAGGCGGTGGCGTCTACTTCCGCGCGAGCGCAGCGCCGTACAACTCGGTGTTCGTATGCTGCATTGCACTGGCCGCGCATGAGATCGACGGTGTCGAGCGCGTCTACTTCAACGACCAGCCTATCGACTTGGACGGCGACGGAAACGTGACCACCGCGCCGTGGGGGCGCTACTTCTCGGAGTCCGATCGTGCTTCCATGACAGGCACGTCGGTGACCCTCTCGCATCCTCCGATCGCCGGATCAGTCACTGTCGTTCGCTCGAAGAACATCTATCAGGACTCGGCCGAGCGTGAGGTGTTGCAGTACACCCTGAGCGGGCAAACCGTCACCATCCAATCGTTCGACCCGTCGTCGAACTATGAGGTGACCTACCAGTGGACCAACTTCCTCAGTTTTGCCCGGGTCTATGTCTATCGGGGCACGCCAGACCAGCCTGCGAACACGCGGATGATGTCGCTCTTCCCGGGAACGTGGACGCCGGCACACCGCGCCGCTGGCGTCGCCTATCTTGAGTGCGAGTTCGTCTACGAAGAGAGTGCCTTCCCCAGCGGATTGCCGAGTGTCACGGCCCTGATGCGTGGTGCAAAAGCTTTTGACCCGCGCGACGGACAGACGCGGTTCACCGAGAACCCGGCGATCATGATGCGCCATGTTCTGACGCATCCTCGCTTTGGCAAACGCGGCACGATCTCGGCCGCGGAAGATGCGCGCATCGGCGCCGCCGCGAACGCCTGCGACGTGGCCTTCAACTACGACGGCGCCGGCAACGTGCAGTTCTATCGTGCCGCCACAGTGGTGCCCTTCGGCACCGCTGCACGAGATGTGCTGGATGACCTCGCGCAGGCGATGGGTGGTGAGTGGGCCTATTCTGCAGGCGATGAATTTTTTGTTCGGGCCGGTGTTTATCAGGCCCCGGTCATGACGTTGACGGATGACGATGTCGCTGTGGTCCAGCGAGGCATGGATGGCGGTACGACGCAGAATGCCATCACCGTCAGCCCGCACCGGCCGCGAAATGACAAGGTCAACACCGTGGCGGTTCGGATCTGGGATCAGGCCGCCAACTATGTGATGACGCCCATCACGCCATTCCGCGCTGAAGCGCTGATCGCTGACGACGGTGGCGTGGAACTCTCGCGCGAGGTGACCATGGCGGCCGTGTTCTATGCGCCGCAGGCCTACCACGTCGCCGGCATCATGTTGCGCGATGCGCGCGACCCGCTCACCGTCACGCTGCCGTTCAAGCTCAAGGCTTACCCGCTGGAGATGTTCGATGGCGTGCGGCTGACCATTGCGCGCTACGGATGGGCCAACAAGGAGTTCCGGGTGCTGTCCCGCACCTTCTATCCCGAGGGCTTCGTGGTGCTGACGTTGAAGGAGACGACGGCGCAGATCTTTGCCTACGGCGCTGGCTTCGTGCCGGGCGGGTATGCCGACAACACAGGGCTTCCGAATCCATGGGATATCCGGGCGCCGCAGGTCACCGCCATCTACAGCGGCGAGAACGAGCTGATTGTTCAGCCCGACGGCACGATCATGAACTCCGTTCGGGTCGTCTGGGATCGCTTGCAGCAGCCGGCGGTGACCACAAACGGCACCATTGAGGTTCAATACCGGGTGGTGCCCAATGGCGACTGGGCGAGCGTCTACGTGCCGGGCAACGCTACCGAGGCGCGAATTCCCGGCCTTGACGATCGCGCCGTGGTGCTGATCAAAACCCGAAGCCGCAACAGCCTAGCTGTCTCGGATTGGAGCGTTGAACAGCGCCACGTCGTCATCGGGAAAACCGAGCCGCCGCCGGACATCGAGAGGCTTTCGATCTCGGGTGCAGTGTTGTCGTGGAGCCTGCCGCGACGAGTGCCAGACCTGGCGGGCTTCGTGTTCCGCTTCCACTACGGGAACAACCTCGATTGGAACAGCGCGACGCCGTTGCACACGGGCCTGATTACAGACAGCCCCTATTCGATGGTTACCCGTCCCGGCGGCGTTGTCACGATCATGGGGAAGGCCGTAGACACGACGGGTAACCAGTCGCTGGCGACGGCGAACATCGTGATGAACCTCGGTGATCCTTCGATCGCCAACGTGCTCGAGCAGTGGGATTTCAACGCACAGGGTTGGCCGGCGGCCGCGGGCGAGCAATCGGGTTGGTCGCTGGTGGCAGGCAAGCCGACAGCAACAGCCCTCGATTCTTTCTACGGGACCGACGACCAATCGTTCTATACGGCCGACACAGATCCGTTCTACGAGCCGGGGGTGTATTCCCAGATGGTCTACGTGACCGAGTCGATCACTGTGGTGGCGGCGCTGGCCGGCTCGATCATGACGCTGACTGCGCAAGCCGACGGTATCGACTTGCGGATCGAATATCGGCTCGCGGGCCCGGGCTCTTTCTACGGGCCCGATGCCGCATCGTTCTACGGGCCTGACGCGGATACGCGATACGGCCCGCCGGGCGATTGGCTGCCGTGGCCCGGCCAGGTGGTGGCGAAGCAAGACGCCTATCAATTCCGCGTGACCATCGGAGCCGGGCCGGAGCAGGGGATTCTCCAAGGGCTCGTCCTGACCATCGATGCGCCGGATCTCGAGGAGGTGCTTGCGGACGTGGCGATATCGGCTGCGGGTACGGCAATCCCCTACACGAAGCCGTTCGCGGCGATCAGGACCGTGCAGGCAACGCTGCAGGTCAATGGCAGCGGCGCGAGGACGGTCGAGATCAGCAAAGCCAACCCGCTCTCCCCGGTGATCCGCGCGCTGGACTCCTCGGGAGGAGCGGTTTCTGGCGCGACTGCTGACATCACGATTCGCGGCTACTGAGCCGCCCACCACTCCAACCCCAGGCCTGCCGCGTGCAGGCTTTTTCATTTCTACGAGGTCAACATGCCAGCACCACCCGCCAAAGCGGAGATCTCCGCGCCGTATCCGAATCCTTCAAACGCGACTGCGCGAACGGGTTTCGGCAAGCTGTGGGACTATGTCACCGGTCTACTCGGCTCTACTGGCAACGCGCCAGAGGCGCGCGTCGCCCTTGGGTTCGGCCCCACCATCAGCCGCCGGCAGCGGCTGATCAACAGCCAATTCGTGGTGAACCAGCGCAACGCGCCTACGACGGTGACTCTCGCGGCCGGCGCCTATGGGCACGACCGCTGGAAGGCTGGCGCGAGTGGCTGCACCTATTCGACAACGGTCGTTGGCCCCGACCTGCAGATCAACATCACGGCCGGCAGCCTCGTGCAGGTGGTCGAAGGCGTGAACGTGGAGGGCGGCGACTACACGCTCTCGTGGCAGGGCACAGCCCAGGGCAAGATCGGCGCCGGTGCGTTTGGTGCAACGGGACTCACCGCATCGGCCGTCACTGCCGGGGCGAACCTGGCCGTCGAGTTTCGAACCGGCACCGTGCGCATGCCGCAGCTCGAGCCGGGCCTAATCGCGACCCCCTACGAGCGCCGCCCCCTCGATGCTGAAGTCGCTGCGTGCCAGCGCTACTACGAAGTCGGCTCGGGCCTGAACGCAGGCTATGCCGGGGTCGCAGGGGCAGGTGTGCCTTATCAGACGCCTGTGATCTTCAAGGTGACGAAGCGCGCAACGCCAACGCTGGGCTACACGGTGTCGGCCAACAGCAACGTAACCGCGTTCGACGTGCGAAATGCGGACGTTCAGGGCGCGCAGTGGCACTGCGAGGCCACCGCCGTGGGAACTTTCATCTGGTCCGGCAAGTGGACTGCGAACGCGGAGCTGTGAACCCCATGTACATCACCTACGACACCCATATCCTTCGCGTTGCAGATTCGGCGCGCATCCCGCTCGACGCAGAGAACTCCGACTACCTCGCTTATCTCGCATGGATCGAGGCGGGAAACGCCCCGCAAGGGCCGGCGCAACCCACGGCGCAAGAAAAGCGCGAAGCCCTGAAAGCAGCGGCCACCGCGAAGCGTTGGGCTTGCGAAACCGGTGGTATCACGCTGCCGTCGGGGGCGCGGGTTCGAACTGCGATCGAGGATCAGAACCGGATCGCCTCAGTCATCGCGACGGCCCAACTCGCAGGAGTCACGGAAGTGGATTTCAAGGGCGAGGATGGTTGGCTCACGCTGCCGATCTCCGATGTGCAGCAGATCGCCGCCGCAGTGGGGCTGCATGTGCAAGCCTGCTTCTCCGCCGAGCGTGCCCACCACGCGGCCATCGATGCGCTCGACGCGGAGGACCTCGACGACTACGACGTGTCGACTGCGTGGCCGGCGTAGTGCCTGGTTCTATCGAGCGCTGCTCTCCTTGTTGTTCCTGCCCGCCTTGCGCGGGCTTTTTCTTGGCCGAAAGGACCTCATGACCAACCTTGATCCGGACGTGCTGATTGCGAAGGCTGCCGGCGTGGCGGGCGCGCTCGTTTCGATGCGCTTCCTACAGGGCACCTGGCCGCAGCGGCTCAGCACCGCATTTTGCGGAGCGCTCCTCAGCTATTACGTCGCTCCCTACGTGTCGATGCGCATCGGTATTCCCGAGGGTTTCTGCGGCTTCCTGATCGGCCTCTTCGGCATGGCGATCGCATCGCGCATGTGGGAGTGGATTCAATCCACGCCGGTCGCGGCGCTGTGGGACATCGTTCTGACGAAGTTCAAAAAGCTCATGGGGGTCTGAAATGGAAGGCATCTTCATCACGATGCACGCCGCCGCTTCGGTGGTCTGCTGGTTCATCACCGCCGCGGGCGCAACGGTCGCGGTCTTCTCGCGCCGGATCGAAGACACGGTCACCGAGCGCATCGGCCTTGCGGCCATCGCGATCGGCGCCGTGGGAACGGCCTGCAGGATCATCAAGCAGGGGTGGATCTCTGATGGCGGCCTGCTGGTGTCGGCGGCACTGGCGTTCTACGTCTGCGCGGTGTTCTGGAAGCACTGGCACCGCATTCCGGGATCGAACTCGGACAAGAGGGGAGGGTGACCATGGACGCATTGACCCTGGCGATTTGCACTGGCGCGAAGCTCGAGCGCGCGCGGCTGTTCGCCGACTTGCTGTCGGCCGGCATGGCCTTCTATTCGATCGACACGCCTCTGCAGCAGGCGGCATTCCTCGCGAACGTCGGGCACGAGTCGGGCCGCCTGCAGTTCACGGTCGAGATCTGGGGGCCGACGCCGGCCCAGCAGCGCTACGAGGGCCGTATCGACCTCGGCAACACACAGGCCGGCGACGGCCCCCGCTTCCGCGGGCGCGGCCTGATCCAGACCACCGGGCGGGCGAACTACGTGGCCGCCCGCGAGCGGCTGCGAGAACGCTTCGAAGCCGTCCCCGACTTCGAGGCCGTGCCGCAGATGCTGGGAGAACCGCAGTGGGCCGCGCTTTCGGCCTGCGACTACTGGGACATGAGAGGCCTCAACGCGGTAGCCGCCTCCGGCAACTTCGATCACGTCTGCGACCTGATCAACCGTGGCCGGGTCACGCCGGCCGTGGGCGATTCGAACGGATGGGCGGAGCGCCTTGCGCTCTACAACGCCGGCCGCAAGGCGCTGGGGCTCTCATGATCGGCCTTCCCGATTTGAAGACGCCCCTGCTGTGGCTGCTGGGCCTGGGGCTCGTGGCGGCCCTGGGCGTGGCCGGCATCGAGCGCACGCGCGCGGCCGTTGCTCGTGCAGATGCGGCCACCGCACGGCGCGACCTGGCCGACTACCGCTCCACTGTGGCTGAAGCCGGCCGGCTGGCCGAGCGCGCGGCCCGAACCCAAGAACAGACCTGGCGGAAGCGCCTAGAAGGAATCACCCAAGATGGCCGAATTCAAATCGCTGCCGCGCGCGTTGATGCTGAGCGTGCTGGTGCTGCTGAGCGTCAGCTGCGCGATCAACTCGCCTCCTATCGCGCCGCCGTCCGTGCAGGTGCCACAGCGCCCGGCCCTGCCAACGGAAGCCCGCCAGCCGAAGCCGCCCTCGATCTGCTTGCCGACCTGCTCAGCGGGAGTGGAGCGGCTCTTGTCGCGCTGGGGCGCTTCGCTGACGCCGCCCACACTGCCGGCACCACCTGCGAGCAAGCCGGCGACGCGCTGATCGAGGAATGATATCTGCAGTCTTTTGCCGTCGACTTGATTGGCGTCGACCTCACTGGAGGGGAAATTTGCTATTGGCGAGCGCCAAAAAATCCCAATAAATCTACACGACCAATTGAGCCAAACCCGCAGGGAGGGGCCCCCCGATAAAAAACCCTTCTTCCGTTACTCCTAAACCTACCGCGAAACCGTTGATTGTGCCGTGCCCAATGGTGTTATCACCCAAACGGGTGTGGTCGTCAAAAAGTTGGATTTCAGGCAATTTGCCTTTTAGATCTCTCAGAATTTTTCGAGGTGGAGAAAAAAAATACTGAGCCGTCCTAGAGGAATAGATTATGAATCCATCCTCTTGCTCCGTATAGCTCGTCCCTACTGCGGGGGAGTCGGCAACAACTTCAATCTTGGCGCTGGTTCCGTCTAAGGAGATGATCGAGAGCTTTTTATCTGGATGGCCAACGATCGCTCGACTTCCCCATAGGATGGGAACTTGGACATTCAAAAACGTATGACTTGATAGATGTAGATTCATTTTATCTCCCAATGATGGATTTGAGTTGCATTAGCTGAGTTTCTGATTCGCGCGCCTCATGGCTTTGAGCGGATGCGGTTGAAGCCCGGATAATATTTATTGGCGGGGAGCTTAGTACGAGCGCAGCTGCCTTGCCATCTATAGCCTCGAGTCGGACGGGGCATTCCGATGGAAGGCCGCAGCTGCCGTCAGTTCTAAGGATAAATTCATGAGAAATCGATCCATTGGGCTGTTTTGTGTTTAAGAGCCCATCGACTGAGGCGATTTTTTGCTCATTGATGTATATCGAGTTTTGAGCGAGTTCGTTTGAGAATTCGAGCAATAGTTTAATTATGGACTGAATATGAGCTGGGCGGTCTCCAAGGCGTTGGTCCAAATCTGAAGTGGAGTTCACGACATTGATTTTTAGCCCTTTTGCATCCTCACATTCTGGGGCATTGAGTAGCAAGCTGTCGTTTGAGACTATCAGCAGTTCCTGTCCGGCGCGCGCTAGCCGGAGGCACGAAGACCAAATCAATCGATCCCTCATTTCCTCGCCATCTGGATTCTTGGGTAGTGGAGGAAGACGGAAGGTTGTTAGGCGCTCAGCCTCTTGATAATCCTCTAAAGTTGGCTCTAGCAATGTGAGCGTTGGCGCAAGCTTCATCAGGCATTCCAGGATATCAGTGTCTGCAATGAAAATCGGCGCGTTTGGAGCAATTGTATGTCCGGCGTCCTGCAGCAGGGCAAACGCTTCTTTTATATTCTCGTTTCTTTTGTTTGTTATTTTTCTCAAGAAGGCATTTATCTCCATTCGAACTGTTTGAGGTAACGCGATAAGATCGCCTCGCTCTTGCGCGCGCTTTAATTGTCCTTTCAGTACCTCAGGAGCGGAGCCCGCAAGAAATTCCCGGGAGCCCAGGGAGCGAAGATAGTTGCTGTCGAAAACAATGGTGAGCGGCATGCTTGGAGTCTGCATCGTTGTCGCGAACTTCTTGGCCGGGTTTCCCCGGCGCTTCACTTTTTGAGTTGCGAGTCGTTGTGGGGTTTGGAGCTTGTTTAAGGTGCTTGCTACAAGTGTCCGGGGCGCCACAACGCGCCGGCTCGAAGCAAATATGTGAAGTCGAGCACAGTCTCGGCTGAGCGGCTCGACCGCCCGGCGGGCTGATCAGTCTGTCACTTCGGCGCCGTAGCACGCGACCACACGGCATGGCCGTGAATAGATACCGGCGGGCTCGCTTCGCTCTGTGGCTGGCTTGGATGAATGGATAGCTGAATAGATACTGCGGTGTGCAATCCGCTATTCGTAGCCGTCGCGCTGCGTAGGGATGACCTGCCAGACCTGGCGGTGTTCCTTGATTCGTAGCTTCCCCTCATCGTGCCAGCACTCGCGCTGGATGCCCGAGATGAGCATGCCCGGCGCACTCCCGTTCGGAAGAATGGTCGGCGTCGACATGTGAAGCATGCTGCGCATCCTGGCGGTGCCGTGGGCCTCCCAAAGGTCGGCCACCGCGGCGTAAGGCTCGGACTCGTGCATGCGGTTCATCTCGCCGAAGGTGATCATGCCGCGCATCGGTTGAACTCGGCGGTTCGGCGGGAGGCGCTCGCCATCTTCGGCAAGTAGAGGAGTGACAACTGCGTAGAACACTGTATGAGCATACAGTGCTCCCGGATTCGCTCGCAATCCAAATTCACCCGTTTCTCACACGTTTTTCTCCGCCCCTCTCGGAACCCGCATGAAATAAGGCGCTCCAGCCTTTCGCCTGGGGGTTCAAATCCCCCCAGCTCCACCACATTGCCTAAGGCTGGCTCGGACCTATCCGGGCTTGGCGACCCGGGAGGCACTCCCGGGTCGGCCGCACGGCCAAGACCCCCTCTCCATGGATCAGGCACGCGTTTCATCTGCTTGAAGCGCGTGTTCGTGCGTGAAAAGAGCGAGGGGAGAGCGGCAAGGCCGCATGCCTGGTCTCGACGGCGCCGAGCCCAGGTGGCCGTCGGCCAGGGGTGTTATCGCGCCAGTCGGTCGCCGTCGCTGCCCGGCTTGGGCATCGGGCCGTTCGGCCCGCGTTCGGCGCGGATGGCCGACATGACGGCTACCAGCATCGCCCCGACGGCGACACCGGCCAGGAAGACCGACAGAACGAAGGATGGATCGGAGAACTGCATGGTCAGAACGCCGATTTGTACACCCAAAGGTCGCACTTGACGCCGCGAGTCCGGAAGGTCGCGGCATTGTCTTACATGCGGCGGTCCGTCGGAGTTGAGCCCCTCCAGGACAACCCGCCCCCGGCTCTTTTCGCTGCCGCGCAGGGCTATATTCGGCGGGCGCCGGCGTTCCATGATTCCGCGCGTTCCCCTCGCATCTTCCTGAAAAGGCTGCCCGTGCCCGACTCCCTGACTTCGGTTCTGACGAGCTACTACGACGAGGTGCCCTACGACTCGCACCCGTTCCCGCAGACGGCGGTGGAGCACCTGGAAGCCACGGCATTTCTCTTCGGCCTCGAAACGCCCGCGCCCGCTCGCGCGCGCGTGCTCGAACTGGGCTGCGCGGCCGGCAACAACCTGATCCCCTTCGCCGAGCGCCACCCCGGCGCGCGCGCGCTCGGCCTCGACCTGTCGTCGGTGCAGATCGCGCAGGGCGTGCAGGCGATCGAGCGACTGGGCCTGTCGAACGTCGAGGTGAAGACCTTCGACATCTCCGAGGTCGATGCCTCGCTCGGCCAGTTCGACTACATCGTCTGCCACGGCGTCTACAGCTGGGTGCCGGGGCCGGTGCAGGACGCGATCCTGCGCGTGTGCTCCGAGAACCTCGCGCCGAACGGCGTGGCCTACGTGAGCTACAACGTGTACCCGGGCTGGAAGGCGCGCGAGATCGTGCGCGACGCGATGATCCTGCGCGGCGGCCCGCGCGACACGCCCGAGGAAAAGCTGTCCTATGCCCGCGGGATGATCGAGTTCCTCGCGCAGTCGGCGCGTCCCGACAGCGTGCTCAAGAAGACGCTCGACGAAACCGCGCCGATCGTGCGCGACGGTGCCACCTCGTACCTGCTGCACGAATTCCTCGAGCCCTGCAATGCGCCGTGCTACTTCAAGGAGTTCGTCGCGCGTGCCGAGAGCCATGGCCTGGCTTACCTGGCCGAGGCCGAGCCATCGACGATGTTCGTGCAGAACTACGGCACGCAGGTGCGCGACCCGCTGCTGCGCGAATGCGGCGGCAGCCAGGTGCTGATGGAGCAGTACCTCGATTTCCTGGTCAACCGCACCTTCCGCCAGACGCTGCTGGTGAAGCAGGGCCAGGCGCGCCACATCCGCTACCGGCTCGACGCCACGCGCATTCGCGGCCTGCTGTTCGCGGGCGTGTTCCATGGCGACGACGGCGCG